CTACTATAATCTGTAAAAGCACCACTATTAAGTTCTTTATTAACACCTCTTAAACCAATTTCTAAATTGTTAAGCTCAACAAGATTCTTTTTAATGAACTCAACAAATTTATCTTTATCACCAATACTTTTTATTTCAGTATATTCATTATTTATTTTTTCAAGTGTTTTATACCACCCAGTAAGTATATTAGAAATATTCTTGAAAGAAGTGCTAGTATCCGCAAAAGAAAGTAATTTAGCAGTTTGATTTTTAAGATAATTTATTTGGTGTTCCATAGAATTTATAGTAGACTTTATTTGTTCATCACCTAAAGTTTTGAACACAATATCTATATTAGCTGTGTATTTTTGTCCCATAACTAACCTTTATTTATGTTTTATTCATTCTATCTAGTTCCTCTTGCTCATATTTACTAATAAGCCCATCAAGTAATTTTGAAGTTAATATAAAAAATTCTGTTTGGTCATAAAAACCGCCTGTATTAGGTAATAAACCTTTTTTATAAAGATTATAAGAAGATATAGCATTATTGTATTCTGTTTGATATTTTAAAGTTTCCCCTATCGGACAAGTTTTATAAACCTCACCTTTTATGATATATGAAAAATCATCATTTTGTGGAACATCCTCAATAGGACAATTCCTAGAATAATGTAAATTTCTAGCTTTACAGTTTTCACAATCCCAAGTATTATTTTGTAAATTTTTATCAGAGTATATTGTAAATATTTTTTCTATATTTTCCAATAAATTTTCTTTTACTTTTGATTTTTCTAATATTAATTCAAAAAGTTGATTATAATCTTTTTCATTAAGTTTATCTATATATTGTTTATCTTCATCTATTACTGAAGTATTAACAATAAGATATTGATAATATTTTTTGTTAAATTTATCTTTTATTATTGATTTATTGTAACAGGTAATAAGTTCATTATAAGAAAGTGTTTTGTAAGTAATAAAAACAGGAAGTAGTGTGTTTTTTAAAGTAGTTTCAAATGTATAATATGTAATGTTAATCATATTTAACACCCTAAATTTAAATTGTCCCACCACTACGGTGGTTGGGTTACCACTCGTGGGATTATACCCCCCCCTACCAAATGGTAGGTCGAGATTATTTACTTTTTGGTTTTGTATTACCTAAAAATACATCAGCATCTTGAGGATTTTTACTAATATTAATAATTACTTCAGCAACTTCCTTGATAATTTCATCAGGTAACAAATCTAAGAAGCCAATATCAATACCATTTTCTGTAATTACTGGTTTGATTTCCTTTCCATTTTCATCAACAATATTCTTAATATCTTTTACCCCAAGAATAAAAGCATTTAATAAAAATGAAGCATTAGCCATACTAATAGTTCCTAGTGCTGAATCAATATTTAACACCCTATCTTCTAATTTAGCTTGTTCACTTTTAGATAGAGGTCTAATAACAAAAGTAGCTGGGTTTTTTTCTCCACGCTCACTAACTGGAATGTACTCATACTCCTCTTTAGTTTTTACAACTTTAATAGCCATTAAATATCTCCTATTATTTTATTTTAAATACAACATTATTATACTTAAAATAAAATAATTTGTCAAGGTTTTGAGGAGAATTTCTCCTCAAAATTAACCTTTTGTTGCCAATAATAGACTTTCCCCTGTTGTTGAATCTGTTTCAGCCATAAAATCTACTTTAACTTCAATAAGACTCCCAGCGTCATCTGTTACAGGTGCGTCAGTAATTTTCAGTCTAGGAATGTATAAGGCAATTGTTCCACCTGTAGAACTGTTAGGTATTTCTAAATATAAAGAACCTTCAGTCTGTGCCTTTAATTTATCAAGATAATCAAAGTTTTCAAGCATACAAGTAAACTCACCTTTAATTTCTTTTTCAACAATTACCTTTCCTGTATACCCATCAGTATTGATAGCTTCTTCATTTGTAACTTTGTTTGAAATATCTACTTTAATATTCTTTGCACTAACACTATTACCATAGAAGTCAAATATTGCATTTTTACCTACAAATGGAATACTATTACATCCACCACAATCTGGTAAAGATAATCCACTCATAGTTTGGAAAGTTGCACCTTCAATACCAAATTCAGCTGTTAAAATATTAGCTTGTGAAAAATCTAAACTAACTTTGTTAATAACACAACCTAAACTTTGTAATACTACATCACCACTGTCAAAGAATTTTCTAATTGCAATAGACTCAGTAATATCAGTGATTCTATACAAAGTAGCATCACCAGAACCGTCTGATTTCACATTGATTTTTTTATTAGTACTATCAATTTCAGCCCCATTTTCTAAAACACCACCTAAACCTGCTTCATAAAGTACACTCCCAGCAAATTTATTAGTCCCTACTTTAACATCCATCTCTAATGAGACATTACCATCAGTTGTGAATCTAACAGGAATACCAGCCTGTTTAACAATTGTGTCAGACATACATTTTCTATCTACTGTATCAATTTTTGTGTTAATATCAGCTTTTTCAATACAAATAGTATCATCATTCGTAAAAGTAGGTGCTACCCCGAAAGACACCTCTTTTTTAGCTTGAAATTTAATTCCTCTAGTTTTTAAAGCCATTTAATCTCCTTGTGTAAATTTTTATATATATTTTACTCTTAACTTGAGTAAAGCTACTTGGTAGGGTAAAATTAATCCTTTACTATTTTCAATCTTAAAAACAAAACTATCAAAAACATCTTGTGTTGTAAAATTGAAAAGTTCTTCATCAACCTGTTCTATAATATCTGATAAAACATCTTCGTAATACTTAACATTTTTTTGTTTGTTATATAATAAAATATCTATATGTAAATATTTAGTATAACAATTACTATATATTTCCTTATCATCTCTAATTTCATCATCAAATACTATAGCACACGCTGGAAAATTTTGTATTTGATTAGGTTCAGGAGCTTTACCTATATAAATATCTTTAAATAACCCTAAATTTTCTAAAGAAAATTTTAATTCATTCAATATATCTTTTCGTTTTGCCATTTATATCCCTTAGAAAATATACTTATCTATATTTTTTATCTCATTTTCAATTACATTAAACACTCTTTTTTTAGCCCCTGTAACTTTACCATATTTATCTTGTTTAAATACTTTATCAGTCCAACCTACCCAATTACCTTTAGAAGTATATTTACCTTTAGAAGTAAATCCATAAGTAGTAAGAGTTGAATGAGGACTCTCTAAATTAAAAGTAAATTTAGTAGAAACACCAAAATGTGTAACATTTACATTTTGGCTTGTTGATATATTATTTTGTAAATCTTCACTAACTTTATAAGGAAATAATCTATTTTGGGGTCTTTTTTTACCTTTATATTTATTTGGTAATTTATCATCAACAGCTATATAAACTTCTGTTTCCCAATCTCTAAGTTCTTTAAGTGTAGTTTTTTTAATATTACCAGCTAATTTTTTTCTAATATCAAATAAATAAGGTTCAACACTTGGTATTTGGTACGTAGTGTTATCTTCTAAAAATAGTGATAAATCTTTAAAGTATTTATGTAAGCTCATAATAAATACCTATATATTAATATAATAATAAGGTGCAAGTAATAATTTAATTTCTTTAGGTAAGTATTTTTTAAACACTTCTCTGCCCCCTACTGGGTCAGATAAAGATGATATTAAATTAGCGTTATTTTGAATATCCTCATATATTTTATCCGCAAATATAAAAATAGCTAATTTTATCCCATCTGGAATACTATCTACTGAAGGGTAACCAACAGTATATTCTATTCTCACATATTTGTTAAGAGGAAAATTACCTAATAATTTTCTTAAAATACCATTAAAGAATTTATAATTATTAATATCCTGCTCAATATTATCTTCATAAACTTTATCAATACTCACAACATCAGTATTGATAAAAATTTTATTTGTATTAGTTGAAATATAAAATTCATCAACTAACTGGGTTTGTTCTAAAACAATACCATATTGATTTAATAAGTAATTAGTAACACCACTTAAAACTATGTTAAGTTGAGGGTCTTCATCTGTATTCGTTAAATCAATATTTTTGTATTTTTTATATTCATCTAATAAAATATGATTCATTATTTAACCTTTATTTTGTAACTACTTCGCCCTTAGATTTTCCTCTTTTCGTGCTTTGTGTTTTTCTTGTAGTAGGCTTTTTTTCAATTTTCTTTTCCTTCTCTTTTTCAATAAATTCAAAATCATTTGGGAAGGTTTGTTTTAAATATTGATATACTAAATCAGTAACTTCTACTTCTTTACCAAATTCAAAAGTAATACCTTTAGAAGTTAAATTACCAGCCGCTACTCTTTTTACTTTATACATATAATCTCCTTATTGGTTGTTATAACAACTATCTTTTATGATAGCTAATATAACAACCAAAGCGTTATGCTTTGGCCGTCAGTTATTACTTAGCAATGTTAGTAATAGTTACAGCAGGTGTTCCAACAGAAACTTGTTTAAAGTCTCTATAAACTCTACCTACAAGAACATCAACATCTTTGTAAATGTTTCTATCTCTCTCAGCAGTTACCTCATCTCTCTTACCAACTAAGAAAGATTTTCTATTAAATAATACTGCTGCAGTAGTGTCTCCTCCAGCAACACCATTAGCATCAAGGTCAACTGGAATTTGTTCTGTAACAACTACAGCCATACCATCTACAAAACCAACCTGACCAGTTAAATCGCCTTTATATCCAGCTTTCCCCATAACATCAAAGCCTTTGTCAAGACTTACTAATTGGTAATAAACATTAGGGTTAACAAGTAATACTACTTCATCAGGATTAATACCAAATACACCTAAATTTTTTCTAGCTAATCTAATATTATCAATAGTGATAGCCCCGCCACCATTATCAACTTTTTGAGCATCACCATATTTTCTTAAACCATCAAAAGCAGAAGTAACAGCATTTTGGTCAAGTCCTCCTTGAAGTGTACCAGTTGTATCACCATTTACAATAGCATCTTCAATACCTTTAGCTAAAGAATATGCTATATCAGCTTTAATATAATCATAAAGAGTGTTTAATACTGCTTCGTTGTTAGCTTCATCAGTAAGCTCTACAAGTGTTTTAAGTTTTTCTGGTTTGAAAGTAACTTTATCCCCAGCAATTACACTTGCGATTGCATCAGTATCAGGTTGAATACGATATGCTACTGTTCTAGCAGTTTTTCTTGGTAAGCTTAAACTACCAACTTCTTTAGGTACTGTGATTGAATTAAATAATTTTTCAACTTTAAGTTCAAGTTCTACTAAATCAATAAGCTCTTTGCTAAATGCTTCAGCTACCCAGTTACTAACATCTGATGGTTTAATTGCTTTTTCTACTTCATTAGCAAATTCAGCGTAACCTTTTACTTTATCAATAGGTTCTCCAAGAACCACTGATTTAATCATAAGGTTTGTTGCTTTACTTCTCAACTCTTTTTCATTAATTTCTTTTGATGTTGATACCTCTTTAGTTTGTCTTTCAAGGTCAGCTAATTTTTCAGCAAGTTCTTTAACTTCACCATTAGCTTCGATTTGAGTTTGAAGCTCATCTCTCAAAGATTTAATTTCTTCTTGTAATTTTTCAATAATTTTAACAGCCATTTATTCTCCTTCGTTTAAAGTTAAATTTTCATTAATTTTTCTTTCTAACTCATAATAAGCATTTAATAACTCATTCATATCATCTGTTTGAGCTATAACCTCTTGCAAAGATACCTTCTCAGGTTCTTGTGTATTCTCATTATCTAAAGTATCAGTTTGTTCATTTTCTGGTTCTTGTTTAATATTTTCATCTACTAAACTTTCAGACTCTTTATCATCTTGTTCTTTTGTGATACCCAATTCTCCGATAGTTTTAACAACAGTATCTTTTATTAGTTGTTCAAAATCTATTTCTTTTTTAGTATCTTCTTTTAGTTCTTTATTACACTTACCTGTTAAACCACAAACAACCTGACCACCATCCAATTCCTTAACACTAAATACAGCATCAGTATTAGCAGGAATTGAAACAACTGAAATTTCTAAAAGTTCTGTTTTAGTCCAAAACCAAGTATCAGTATCCGCATCGTATTTACCATCTTTTCCAATAAAACCTATTGAAAATGTTTTTAAAACCCCATTTTTGATACCAACATAAGCTTCTCTATTCATATCTTTAAAGATTTTAGCAGTAACTAAAATCTCATCATCTTTTTTTTCTAAAGAAGTTACTTTACCTATAGGGTGTCGTCTGTCATGTTGATAAAGAACAATTGGATTTTTTTCAAAATTTGCTGTATCAACAGCTATAGGAACAACAATATCACCATCCCTGTCTTTAGTTGCTGTTGTTGCTTTCCCTTGAATTTCTATAAATTCATCAGTTGTGTTCAATGTTTTGAGTTCAACTGAAAAATATTGCTTGTTTTTAACCATATTCATCCTTTAAAGTTAAGATAAGAATTTTATTCTTTTGGTTTATCATTATTACTTCCATTTTCAAAGTTAGTTAAACGATTTCCTGTTCTAAAATCTATAGCTTGGTCACTAGTACCTATTAAATAAGCTGGGCTTATTAAACTATCCATTAATTCACTATCTATTGGTTCATAACCTATAAAAATTCTACCTTCATTTCTACTAATTAATCCTGAATTAACAGCTCTTTCTATTTGTTCTATGTTTGTTGTTAATTGAGTTGAAACTTCAGGGATATTTGTGTAATCAGCTTCAATAAAAAAATTATCAGTCTTTAATATTCGTCTAAAATGATTTTCCCAATTTTTAATTAGTTTGTTTATTTGTGGTCTAATAAAACCATTTATATAATTAAGTTTTAATGCTGATAATTCAGTTCCATTAGTAGAACCTTTTTCATCACTACCCAATAGTTTAGGAGATAATCTAAATACACTATAAATTTTATCCGAGCTAATACCTAATGATTCTAGTAGCAAACCGTCTTTTGGATTAATTCTCAATGGTTGATACTTCATATTGTTTGGTACTAGCATAAATCCGTGTCTATCACTTGAACCTCTACCATATAAAGCTTTAAATTGCTCTCTAAGGTTATCTATTTGTTTTTTAGTTAATGGATACTCAGAACTTAAAATACCTTGAGCAATTAAACTATTTTTATAAAAATCTACTAATTCACTGATAGAATAGCTTTCTAAAAGTAAAGGGTCTATTAAAGATGTTAAGAAAGATACACCATAATACGGATTCCCAATAGTTGAATTTTTATAATGCAATATTTCATTAGTTTTGTAAGTGTATTGTTCCGCATATAAATACCCATTAATAAATTTTTTTTCGTCAGGCACAACTTGCATTTGAGATGGGTTTAGTACCCAACCTTCATAATTAATTCCTACTTTTTCAAAAGTTAAATAAGCATTTCCTGTTAAGAAATAACTTTGAAAATATAAAGTAAGAATATCAGCCATACTTTGGTAAGGATTTGGCTGCTCAAACCATTTTCTTACTTTTTTATCTTTAAATTCTACTAATTTCTTACCTGATTTTTTATATAGTTTAAAATTAATCTGTGAAATAATATCACAAGCATAGCTTACACATGAGTAAACAACATCTGCTTGTGTATAGCTATTAATATATTCCGAGCTACTTGGTTCTTGAACATTCTCTGTGAAAACCTTGTTCGCTTTAGTAGCTTTTGTTACTAAAGGATTTGAAATTGTAGGTTCTTCTTGTTTTTGTTTATTTCTAAAAATAAAATCTAGCATTGACACGCCTTAATATTTTGATAACATAATATATGCTTCCTTTTTTTCTTTCTGTTTCCTTACTATATATAGTAACAAAAAATTTCGTCAGGCGACCTAGTTTTTAAATTGACATGTAAAAAAAAGTGCAATTTCTTAGATGTCAATTTAAAAATTGTTAAAATTTTTATTTATAAGTAAAATTTATACTATTTATTACAAATATTTTTTGTTACTATATATAGTAAGGAAACAGAAAGAAAAAAAGTAAAAGATACCTTAACAATACTACAAAATTTCCAAAATCTCAGATGCCCTATTTTAGGGGCTTCCAATATGGGAAAACCATATAAGGGTGTGTGTTTAATGAATTCTTATTAAATGAGTTAATAGAGTGGTTATTATATAACTTTATATATTATAATATATACTTGACATATAAGATTTATTTAGTTGTTAAAGTATAATGG